GGTTGGCAGTTTACGGAAAAGTAAGATATATTCCGGGCATCCTACACCCATCTTTGAACCATCCTTGCATTGTTCCGTCCATCCGAGGCGGTATGTCTGGTTATTCTCACGAACCACATCGGTCACGACCGTAATCATGCCAAAATACTGGAAACCATGCTTCATGTAATGGCTAATGCACTGCGCGTGGAATGGTTCAATGGTTGGCATTCCGGTTCCTGTCGCATTTCCAAAAAGCACACGGTCCTTGACATGAATTGCAGCAACACGCCCCGGCTTTAACACTCGAAGCAGTTCCGGTGTAAGGAAATCCATCTGTTCAAAGAACCGCTCCGTGTTCTGGTTATGCCCGAAATCGTTATAATTTGCACTGTACTCGTAATGATTGCCGAACGGGATCGAGGTATGTATCAGATCAATACTGTTCGCTTCCATTGCTCGGGTTTCTTCTACACAATCCCCATATACCGCTTCATAATGGTTTCCTCTTACTGTTCTTTCTTCTCTGCTACCTTCCACGCCCATCTTCCTTTCTAACCGCTGCGCCTTATTCTCCGAATTAAGACCATACTTTTTTACAATCTCGATCATTTTTTTAACCATATGATTGTGATTCTTCCATTTTTCCAGCAACGCTTCCTTGATCTGCCGCTCGTTCTCCATGTAGATAATGTCGATCACAACCGGTTCTTTCTGTAAAAATCGATAACACCGGTGTACCGCCTGAATAAAATCGTTGAACTCATAATCAATTCCAAGGAATATCTCCCGGTGACAATATCTCTGAAAATTACATCCGGATCCAGATAATGATTTCTTCGTAGCGAACAACTTTGTCTGTCCATTCGAGAAATCAATTACCCTCTGCTCGCGCAGGTCATAATCCATAGATCCGTAGATATCCACCACTTCTGGCAACGCTTTCTTGATTGCATGCCGTTCATTCTCCAGATCGTGCCACAACAAGAAATGATCATCCGGCGATTCTTCCACAATCCGCTTCATTTCCGCCACACGGCGATCAATACTTTCTCGCTTCACTGCTGCAGCTTCTTTCAATCCTTCTGCCGCTTCCTGGAATAATTGCATCTGGCCGTCCCTATCTGCAGTATCACCATAATGTACCGGCAATTCGTGCCACCTTACGTCGAGTGGCGGCAGATCATATCCTTCATCAGAATATGACGGATTAAGATCTGAAGGTTTCGTGATAAAAAGTGCCCAGCTTGATACCCACATCCAAAACTCATCTTCCATGTTCGGATATAATGTCAGATTGTTTGCCTTGGTGCTGTCGCGCTGGAAGAATCTCGTCAACGCCTGCCCGGTATCCATCACTTCCAGATATCCGGCATAATGGATCAGTTCCTTGTATTTGTTCGGCGATGGTGTAGCCGTGGCTACCAGCTTATACGGAACGTTCTTGAATTTATCCAAGAATGTCTGATAAGTCTTGCTTCCGAAACTCCTTAAAACACTGGCTTCATCCAAGGATGTCGCTGTGAAGTAGTCTGGTCGGATATCTCCATCTCGGACACGCTCATAATTTGTTAATACAATCTGGCTTGTGCTTTTCTCCACTTCTTCCATTGTCCGACAATATTCCGGCTTTTCATATCCAAGCACTTCCACCGCATCATGCGTGAACTCCTGCTTTACTCCAAGCGGCAATACGATCAACGCACGACCACCGCTATGTTCTGCTGCCAAGTGGCAAAACTCAATCTCCTGCACGGTTTTTCCGAGTCCAAAATTTTCAAACAATGCACGCCTGCCGCCTTTCAGCGCCCACACCACAGCATCCCTCTGGTGTG